GTCCAACCCCGTCCACGTTTGTCCACGTTTGTCCACGTTTCTTCATTAGCAGGTAAACAGTAGTCACTTTTGCGCATACGCATGCATAAGTGACGTTAAAGGATTTCGTTCCTCCGATCATTACAAACCTTTTCCAGCCGGTTAAAGAAGGCAACGGACAATGGTTCTACCGTTTTTACTCTTCCCGATACGATGCTTTCAAAGACATTGACGCTCTCGAGGCGTTCAATTGCGTTCCCGAAGTAAATGCAGTGATCAACATGAAGGCCAACGCCCGCAGCAATGGCCGATTCAAAGTTGTTGACGACAAAGGAAACGAGTTTCCAAACGAGCCAATCTTAAAGCTGCTGGCGAAACCCAACTGGTTTCAGGCCGGCAAAGAGTTCGTTAAGCAGTCCACCATCTTCCACGAAATCTACGGTAACGAATACGTTTACGGATTCTTCCCTTTAGGTTACAAGTTCGAAGATTCAAAGGCGCTGTTCACACTGCCGCCAAACCTGGTGAATGTGCAGTACAAGGAGAAAATCTCCTTTTTCCTGTTTCCTACAGCTCCTGCCGGCATCGAGTATTCCTTGAAGCGCGAGGGCAAGGAAGATCTTCCGCTACCTACTGATCAGATCATCCACCTGAACGACAACCGGGTAACAATCAAATCAGCTACCGACAAGCACCAGTTAAAGGGTGAATCAAAACTCAAAGCGCTGGCTGCAGCCATTAACAACATCAAAATGGCTTACCAGTCACGGGGAGTGATCCTGCGCGACAGAGGTGCCAATGGTGCATGGGTAACACGTGGTAAGGATGCAGCTGGTCCGATTCCGCTGAATAAAGATGAGAAAGCAGAATTTCAGAACGAACTACGCGGTTACGGAACCCTTGAAGGTCAGCATCAGGACATTATCACCAACACCGATTTAGCATGGGTGCAGCGAGGTGTGAACAATCCACAGAACCTCGGCCTATACCAGGAAACCGAAGAATCATTCAACAAAATCCTCGATGCTTACGGAACACCTTCGGAAATCTTCGTCCGTCAGAAAGGTGCAACGTTCGAAAACCAACGCATTGCAGAACGGGGAATGTACGTGCGCACCATCATTCCAGAGGCCAACGAATGGGCCATGGCGCTCAATTCCGAGTACTATCCTGATGGAAAGAAGAAACTGATTGTAGACTTCTCACACCTGGAAATCTTTCAGGACGATCTCAAGAAGCGCGCTGATGCGCTTAGCTCATTGGTTACTGCATTGTCGAAGATGTTCCAGGATGGAGCTATCACAGTGGAAGAATACAAAGCAGAGCTTAAAAAATACGGTATCAATTCAAACGCAGCATAGTCATGGCAAATGAAAAAAAAGGCAAAGGAAAAACAGGCGGTAGCGGCAACGTTCCACCAGCCGGTAACGGAGCGGATAATGATGCTGTTTCTGATCAAAGTTCGAAAGTTGAACTGAGTACTGAGCCGAAGAAAACAACCGGCTCAAAGTCTTATTCGGACATGCTCCGGGAACGCACTGCTCAACGGCAGGAAAGCATGAAGCGATTCTCGCAAGATGAAGTCGACAAGATGAAGGCGGACAAGCAAAAGCAGATTGACGATCAAACCATTATCCAAAAGTAAAATGAGCGCATTCGTTTACAAATATCAGACTGTTGGCCTTGATGGCCGCTATTGCTGGAATGTTAAATCGTTCAAGAGCCAGCAGGAGCTTTTCAGTTATTTGGTCAACGAACGTGAGGAAATCTTTGCGCAGCGTAAATCAATGATCAAGCGCGCGGAAGGCACCCTATCCATCACCATGCCAACCGAGCATGTTGAGTTCTCCACAAACAAAGCAATTAAACCGGTTTACGAAAACGATAAGGAGGCCGGAGTGTTGAAAAGAACCATTGTAGCAAATACATACTGGTATATGGACTCGCATTCCGATGTTCACATTGGCCGGGAGGATGCTATGAAGGATGCAATTTTTTCAGAATCAATTAAGAACCGCGCACACAAGATTTTCCCGACCAATCAGCACGATCAAAGTCTTGACGGTAAAATCGGAAAGACTACCAATATCTACGAGGCTCCAATCTCATGGCGTTCTCTTGGCATTGGTAAAACAGGAATGACGGAAGCTCTTATCGCAGAGGCTGAAATCGTTCAAAGAAAGAATCCGGCACGATTTGATGATTATCTCAATGACGAGATTGATCAGCACTCTGTCGGAATGGTGTACCTCGATCAGCAATTAGCAATCAATGACGAGGACAATTATCCGAAGGAATACGCGGTGTACAAAAAGTACATCGACAAAATAGGTAATCGTCAAGCAGTGGAAAAGCAAGGATATTTCTTTGCCGTTCCAAAGGCCAGGCTTGTCGAATACAGTTGCGTACTCGCTGGGTCAAATGATCTCACGCCCACACTTCAGCCGTCAGGTGACACTGGAAAATCAAAGCCGTTAGGTAACACTTTGAAAGCAAGTGAGCTAATCAAATTTTATCAACCATCAAAACATGTGTAATCATGGACGAAAAAGAATTTAAACAATTACTCGCGGATGCAGCCAAAGAAAACGGCGCTGCAATTACCGAGGCGGTTAAGAAAGAAGTAGGTGCCGCTACAAAAGGCCTACTCACATCCGAGCAACTTACAGCCAAACTGGAAGAACTCGGATTGAAAGACAACGCGATCGCGAAACTGGCAGAAGCTGTCGAAAAGCAGGGCACAGAATTGCGCAAGATGCTGGAAGGCAACGGAAAGCCTCGCATTGTAAAAAGCATCGATGAACTCGTGCAGGAGAATGCCGAGAAAATCCAGAAAATGGCTACCGCTGATAAGAGCGAAACCTTCCGTATGCGCATCAATGCGAACGCGGATAAGACCATTATTGAACGTGCAAGCGTTACCAACCCTACACTTGGATATCGCGTGCCAGGTATGGGCCAACTGCCGACACGCAACCTGGTGATGGATCAGGTATTCCCTACCGTTAACCTGTCAGAGGCTGACGTAAAGGAATCAAATGGCGTGATCCGCTACATGGACGTAGCATCTGAAACCCGTAACGCAGCAGAAACTGCGGAGAAGGGAGCAAAGCCTGAATCTGCAATTGCATGGCATGAATACAGCGACACGTTGAAAGTTATCGCGGATACGATCCCTGTAACAAAGCAGGCATACCGTTCACTCGGTTTTGTTGCCGGTGAGATCGATCGCCTGTTACGCAGAAACCACGCTCTCCGCAAGGATAAGCAACTTTGGGATGGTGATGGCATCAACCCAAACATCAAGGGTATTTATACATATGCCCCTGCAGTAAACACAGCCAACCTGCCGAACGTAGGTGGATTAACTGACGCGAACTTGTATGACCTGATTGCCAACCTTTCAGTTTATATCAGCAATGGTTCAGCTGCAACCGGTAAGCAGGGCAAGTATGCTCCGAACGTAGTATTAATGAACCCTGCCGATGTATTGAAGTACAAGCTTGCAAAAGCTGTTGACGGCCACTACATCCTGCCTCCGTTCATTTCTGCAGACGGTAAAGTTATCGATGGCGTTCGCGTTGTTGAAACTGCAGTCGTAACAAAAGGCACACTGTTAATCGGTGACTTTGGTTACGGTACCATCTACCAGTCAGAAGACCTGGTAATCGAAATGGGTCTGGTTAACGACCAGTTCTTGAAGAACCAGTGGACCATCCGCGCTGAGCAGGAGCTTATGCTCTTGGTTCGCAACGCTGACCTCGATGCGTTCCTGAAAGTTGCAGACATCGATGTAGCTGTGGCAGCACTGTTGAAACCTTAATCTGAAAGGAGAAACGTAACATGAAAAATCTAATCAAATTTTTGTTTGTCGGGGTGGTAGCCATCCTGACATTCTCTTTCGAGGTAAAGGCTCAGGTATTCGACCTGAAGAGTGTTTACAATGTAACCTCTGACACCGTGACCAACACGGGTACAGTTTACCTTACTACTCCGCGGATCAGCAACGCACCTGCGACCTCGACCACAATCTGGGTAGCTGTGACAAAGATCAGCGGCACCGTAGGCGGCACGATCACGCTGCAGGGCAGCTTGGACGGTACCAACTTCAAGGCAATCAATACAGTTGACACGCAGACCGCACTGGCCACTATCACGGCTACCGATGCGAGCAATACGTATCACTGGCGCCTTGCAGGAAGCCCATTCCTGTACTACAGGGTTTCATGGACCGGTACCGGTACAATGGCAGCAAGTTTCAGGGCTCAAATTTTCCGGGGCAAGTAACCTGCTAACGATATGTTCGTCACTCCCAGCAATTTCGATACGCCTCCCTACAGCATCCCTAACCTGGATAAGGAAGTCAATTCCTTTCTGGATTACGTGGCCGTGCTTGAAGAGGGGGCGCTTCTGAAATTGCTGGGGCGACAACTATACAAAGCCTTTATTGACGGGCTGGCAGCTTTACCTGAAGCATATTCCGAAGAAACGGCCACTGTGATTAACAGTGAATACGTCTACGGCAATAATATCTGGAAAGCGTTAACCGTCACCACCGGAGTATTTCCTGTAGCAGGTTCCGACTGGGAGCTTGTTGAGACAAACAAATGGCTGGAGCTTAAAAATGGTGCCGAATACACGTACGCATCAAAAGTATGGAAGTGGGCAGGGATGGTAAAACTCCTTACTCCTTTTATTTACTCGCGTTACGTGGAGGAAAATGTAGAGCAATTCACCGGGAACGGAGTGGTAGTTGCAAGCAACGAAAACTCTACACTGGTAAGCCCTGCATTTAAGGTTACCCGGGCGCATAACAAGTATGCTGAATTAGCTGGCGTTGCGCGCGGTGTGCGGAATAACTACCCGTACTACAGCTACCGGTTTGATCAGTCATTCGAATGCTTCTCTTACGAGGATACGCTATACGGATTCCTGACAGCAAAAGGGCTGACTGTTTACCCTGACTGGTGCTTTGAAAGCCCTGGACTTCGAAACATCGCTGGAATATGATCCCGGTGGTGGTAGACGATATAGCCGAGGTAGTAGCC